TACTTCCTTTATAAAATCTTTGTATATTGCATTGATGCGTAATTTCTCGACCATCTGCCCACCTCGTTGCAATATAATACACTATTTTTAACTGTTTAGATGGCAAATATACTGCAAAAAACTGCAATTAACTGCAAAAAACTGCAAACAATATATTAAAAAAAATACTTGTTTACCTTATCATATATTTCTTGCTTTCGATAATGTACGGTTCTTTCACTATACCCTGTTTTTATCATTATGCCCTTAATAGGCTCGCCTAATAAGCATAAATCTAATATTGTTTTTTCTTTTTTGCTTTCTTTTAATATCCCCTTTTTAATTATAAAGTCATATGTTTCTTTGGGCATATCGAAATAATAATGTGGCTTTTTCATATAACACCCCCCCTGATTGGCTAAGTATTATATATCAAAAATTATTTTTATGCAATAAAAAAAGCCAATTAATGGCCTATTTTTTCCTCTAATATTTTTATATCCTTTTCTGCTTTGTACATCCTATCAATCAAATTATTGTGTGCATGTACTTTTTCATCTAGTTCGTTGATGCGATATAATACCAAATCATTATTCCTTTTGTTACTTGATATAGTGGCAACGACAGAAGGTACTGCTACACACAAACCACTAATTATGGCAGTCCAAATTCCTTGCATATATAAACCTCCCAATACTCTTACATTATAAGTATAGCACAAAAACAAAAAAAAGACAAATTAGTATCTGTCTTTTCTATAACTCCAATTAACAAATCGGCACTTACGCCATAAGCGCAGTTTTTTGTTTAATTGCTGTTTAAAATATGCCCTGTCATCCAGGATGTTTCCACATAGATGACATACGCCAGAATATTGTACATATTCTTTGTGATTTTGGTATCCACAATTTTCGCACTTTATGTTATCCAGTTTTTTCTTTTTCTCTTTTTTCATCTTTATTGTCATACCTTAAAACATAATCCAGTTGCCTATTTGTCATATGGAAAAATCTATTAATATACATCATTAATGTATAGCGTCTGCCCTTTTCTTTTAACAACCTTTTTAATTCGTTGTTCTTTATTATCATTGCGCTACCTCTTTTTTTCAATAATGATTTTATCGCCATTGGCATATACCATGACTTCATCATTATCTTTTATTCCTGTTTCTTCAACAACCCTCTTTGGTATTGCAATTGAATAACAATTTAACTTCCTTACCCCCTTAGCATCTGTATAATTGTTTCTTGCTAGTTTCGGCATGATAACCTCCTTACATTTTATTGATTAATTCAATTAATTTTACATCTAACTCTATTTTAGTATCCAACTCTGCTATCTTAGCCCTTAAAGTTTCAATCTGTTCCTGATATTCGCTTATTTCTTTTTGACACACATCTAGTATCTTGGCTTTAGATATGTAACTGTTTGCATCTGAAGTTTGTGCTTTTTGAGTTACTTCTTGGCTATTTAATACGCTATCAAGGTAATCTTTTACTAGGCTGATTGTTTTATAACTTGGCTTATACTTTTTGCAAGTCATAGTTGACACTGTACTGTTATGTACTCCGATTGCCTTTGCTATATCGACATTAGTGATATTGTATTTTTTCATTATCTTTTTAAAATCTGTTTTTTCATAATATCTATCTAATCTAGCGTTTGGCTTTCTGCTTTCGTTGACTATTTTATAAGTATGATTATGTTTAGCAGTTTCTTTAGGTATTTGTATATTCATTTCATTGCTAAAGAAATTATACAATCTTTTCTTAAACTCATCACCAACAGGATTTCTACCTTGTAAATAGTTATAAATAGTACCTACGCTTTTGTATCCTAGTAAAGCAACTAATTCATTATAGTTTTTAATATTGAAATCATGCATCTTATTAACTAATTCCCATCTACCTGTTCCGTCTTTTTGATGCATCTGTTCCCAAAATTTATCTGCATCTATTGTATTATTCATTGCAGTTATTTCGTTTTCTTTGTCTTTGTTAATTATTTCATTAAACTTATCGATTAAATTTACTGGCATTTTAATCTCCCCTCTCTCAATTGCATAATAAAAGTTATAATTTAAGCCTAACATATTAGCCATGTCGCTTCTTTTGATGTGTTTTTGAAGTCTTTTCTTCAAATAATAGTTCATCATTTCACCTCCCTGATTACATCATAACATAGTTATATTGTTATGTCAATACTAAATTGAAAAAAGAACCAATTATGGCTCTCTTTTCAAAGACATTTAACAAGATTGTGAGGCATCTTATAAACACCATAGAATAGATATAAAATAAGACTTTCACTTATATTTTAACCGACTACCTCAATTCAAGCAGTTATATCTACTCTATGCTGGCTATAAAACCAGCAACAATTGTTATTGATATAATTATTCCCTTACCAATTACATTATAACACATTAATCATTATGTTGCAACTCTTTATAGAACTCTTTATAACTTTTTATTGCTTTTTTAGTTGCATACTTAGTCAATTTGTATTTCATTTTGTCATAGTCATAATAATACCACTTTTCGTTATACAAAAAATACGGTTTTCTAATCATATTTTGCAAGTTCGTTCACCAACCATTCATCAAATAATTTACCTATCTCGTCTCTACCTCCACCACAATTTGCACTTAAAAATAATTCAGCAAACGCTTCGGCAGGCAACGATTTACCATATATAGATATTTGAGTATCAATTAAGGTCTCTTTTGGTACATGCATTTTTTCGCTTGCATAATTTAAAAATCTATCATACATTATTTTATCCCATTCTTCATGTGTTAGTAAGTCTTTAAATTTAACCCTGTATAAGTCTAGCATCTTATTACTTACAGCATGGCCAAATTCATGAGTTATAACTAATTTATCCAGGTTTTCTTTTGGTATAAACATATGAAAATTTGAAATTACATCATCATAGTTCATATTGTACATTTTTTTATAATCTTTATAATAAGTTTTATTTAAAATTATTTCATACTGGCTTGTTTTTGCAACTTCATTTGCTGGTATATAATCTGCTCTATATACCAAGCCATATTTAGAAAGTTCATCTCTTATTGCTGGATATTTATTTGCTAAATCGTATAGTTGCTTTGTTTCTGCTTTAATTAAGTCAAAGTCTAAGTCCTTCATGCTGTCTGTATTCATTTTAATGTTGTTGTATTTCAACAATTCCTGGCAATTTTCAAGGGTGTTTAATGTTATCTTCTTTTCGCCAACATCTGGCAATTCATTGTATTCTTTTGTATATTTTTCATATAAACTTTTTTGCGCTCTATAATGAGATGCATTCATACTGCTATCTGTTTCTGGTATGTTTCTTTCGACAAGTATTTTTTTATCTTCATCCATTTCTTTTTTTACTTCTTGTATCTTTGTCTTTAAGCCGTCTTTATAGATTGCTGTTCTATCTGCTGACAGATATATTGTATCCCCATCCCAGACATTATAAGTAACATCCTTAGGAATATTATCTGATGCTTCTGGCACTTTAATCTTATGGTAGCCATCAACTCGCATTCTTTCTATCTTAGTTTGCAAGCCACTGGCCTTAGATAATTCGTTATACTTATCTGTTAATTTTCTTATGTTTTCCTGGCTCTCTCTTACTAAGTCCATATCTCCAGATGCTCTGGCTAGTATCTGCTGGTCTTTCTGCTTCCTGATTTCTGTCTCTAGTTTTCTCTGAAGTTGAGTGCCTGCATACATAGTATAATGTTTACCTTCAAAGTCAAAACCCTTGTTATTATCATCTATTATTTTTTGTAGTTCCTCATCTGTAAAATTTGGCTCGCTTACGCCTAGCACGATGGCATATGTGAAGTGGTAACAGTTTAATGTACTTATAGGCCTAAATGTTGTTGCTATCTTGCCACTTTTACGATGTAAGTGCATATCTATTTCTAAGCCTTTAAAATCTTTGGCTCTACCTGTTTCCTGTAGTTTCTCCCACTCGCCTTTTTCTATTTCGTTGCCATCCTCGTCATATTTGCTGGTACTGAACTGTCTACCTTGAGCCAACGCATGGTCTGGCGCTGGATTGGCGTGTACGCTTATTTCTACGCCATCGCTATCAAACTGCTTACCAAATTGCTTCTGCATCTCATTATGTAATGTTCTTAATCCTTCTTTTAGATGCATTCTAAGCGCTGTGTCTGCTCTTATGCTTCTGCCACTTTCGTAATCAACGCTTCTGATGCCACTCTGAGCCAACTCTCGTAAAGTCCTACGCATTGCGCTGTCAAAACTTTCTTTACCTTGACCTGCACTAATTATTGCCTTGTCTAGTACATCCTGGTACTTCTTAGATAACTCTGTATAGACAATCTTACCATTTTTACCTGTAGTTGCGAAGGCATATGTCTTAGATAAATTTACATACTTATCTGCTGTCATTTTAGCAATTGCTTTTACCATATTCTGGAGTTGCTTATTGTCATCGTATTTAACAAATTTCTTGCCTCTGTATTTATAAAATTGCTTAGCATAGCCCTGTTCCATCTTGGCTACTTCCTGGAATATTTTATAGATGTCCTTTTTATTTAATTTAGTTATCTGTGCTAGTTTGGTAATTATTTTATCAAAGTCGCCACCGTATCGCATAATCTGAACTAATTGTTGGGCTTGGCTAGGTGTAAGAGTACCAATTTTCTTGATACTCTTACCTATTTCCTGGAGTATATACTCGTTAGCCTGTTCCATCCTGTTTACAAGGCGTTCTGTTACTCTATCTATTACTTCATCTGATAGCATAGGATTACCTCCTAACCATATAAGAATGTGCCTGTTCCTATATTATAGAAAAATGTTTTTGTTACTTTATCATACATACAAGGTACATTGTTTGTGTCTAATAC